AGGTCAGTTTTATCCATGGCTTAACACCTCCTTTATTATCTGGTATGCTGGTTTTTTAGCGCATTGATTACACAAGATTGGATGGATGTCAACGCCTGCGTCATCCCAGAAAATGGTTGCTCGCAATGTTGCTGTCCCGCCGCAGGCCATACATTTTAATATGCCCATAGGCAGGATCTTCCATATAATTTCTTCAGATTTCATTTGTTTGCTCCTTCCGCCCGAAGGCGTTGGGCAGGCTGAACCTGCCCTGTGTTGTTAACGACTACAAAACCCTGAGTCTACAACCTTGACTATCTAATTGCAGTCTGCTTTATAGCAGTTGCAATTCCTTCTTTATTGGCTATTTCGCAAAATAGCCTTTCCTCTTTTTTCGCCCAAGCCTTGAATGCTTGGACTTTTTCTGACTTTTCCGATAAAACATTACCGGAAAAATCAAAAAACTGATGCCATCCATATAATTTGCCTGCATCACAGGCAGAATATTGAATTTTTATTACATCGAGGGATTCCGACCACCCCTCGACTTTTTTAAAATTGTGGCGGATGTGGTCTGCCAACTTTTTCTCTATTTCTTTTTTCATTGTTCCTTCTCCTTCCGCCCGCAGGCGCTTAAAATAAAAAAAGGACTGCAACGTTTGTCGCAATCCCTTATTAAAATTATTCTACAACATCGCCCAGGTCATTCGGATCTACTGAAACCCGACCTTCCTGTGCGATTTCTTCCCTTTCAGCTTCGGAAAGGTATCCAAGGTCTTCGGGCTCACCTGCCCAAAAACCTCCCTTTTCTATATATGTTCTCATTCGTCTTTCCTCATCATGCGTGAGGCAGGGACACGTCCGGCTGTCCCGAAAACAGTTAGCGCAATCCAACCAATTCGGATTGCTGCATTCTTCGGATGTTGTGTTTTCTGTTTCCATGTCTTTCTCCTTCCGCCGTCCGGCGTGTTTGTTATTATTTATATAGAGGTAATGCATAACAAATGCCAGACCATATAATTTATTTAATTTATTTTATAACTATTTGATTACATTGGATATAAAATTTATTATGTGTGTTTTTTATGTGCTATAACCTAAGTTTTAAAAGGCTGCCAAAGTTCAATATTTTGAACCGTATTTTTGCAATATAGCCGTAACATATTAATATCATTGTTATTTATAGTCATTTGGCAAAGTTCAATATTTTGAACAATCACAAGATATGGGTTAATTTTTTTGAACCACACTATATGTTGTGTTTTAGTGAAAATTTGCTTGACAATTATATTATATTGTGTGTTAAATCGGGTAACTATTATAGAGGGGTAGAAATGAGTAGAAAAAAAGACACACCAAAGAAAAAAAGCAATTATACTAAACTGTTAGCCTTCTTGTCGAACCCGTCAAATCCAAAACTTGATAGGGCAGAATATTCTACGCAAGTCCTGGGATATAAACAAGAGCATGCAGTTTATTCTTTTTTTTCTCCCGAAGAGCTTAACGATATAGAATGGGAAGCCCTCGAAATAAAACGAAAAAGATATGCCAGTGATATGTCCGAGGTTGACAAGGGCGTGCTTGAGAAGGCAGCCAAAGGTGACGCTGCTTGTGCAAAATTGGCGTATCAGAAATTTGAGGGCTGGAACGAAAAAACAATCGCAGAGCTTGAACTGAAATTGCCGATGCTTGAGAAAATATTGGGAGCGTTGCCGGAAGAGTATGCTGAGAAGGTTCGGGAAGCGCTTTTGAAGAAGGCTAAGAAATAAAAATTGTTTTTTGGGTATTAGTATAGTAAGTACTTACTACTTTACGAAAACCTATATAGGAAAATCGCATATAGGTTAAATGGGGGTTTAAAGATAGTGGCAAAGTTAATAAATAAATGTGAGAAGAATTTTACAACTATTAGTAATTATTTGATTTATAGTACAAATTTGTCATTTAAGGCCAAAGGATTGCTAATTTATATGATAAGCAGACCTGAAAACTGGATATTTTATGAGACTGAGATAGCCAAAAATTCTAAGGATGGTCTTTCAAGTATCAGGAGTGGCATTAAAGAGCTAATAACACAAGGGTATATTGTGCGGCATAGGGTTAGATTAAAAGATGGCACATTGAAGGGTTCTGAATATTGGATATATGATACCCCTGGCACGCATGATGACAAAGAGGTAAAAGAATACAAGGCTGATATTGATGACCCATTCTTTGATGATTATGAACTGCCTACCCGTGAGCATACTCAATATGACACAAACAGATTGTTCAGGGATCACGTTGATTCTGTTTAGGAGATAAACTATGAGTAGAGCGCAATGGGGACATGGTTTTCATAGCGGTAGGGAACAAATGATAAATGACCTGATTAAAACACTAAATAGCCAGATCACCGAGTCGTTCACAGCTTCTATTCACCTGCGGCAGTCAGGCGGGAAATATTGCACGTTTCGGTGTCCTGTCTGCAAACAACCGAACCAGTCTTACAAAATGACGCAAAATACTGGATGGTGTGACGAATGCGGAAGTGTTTTTTATAACTTTGAATCTAAGCATGAGATTACACCAGACAAAAATATGGATTTTCATGATTTTATTGGCTTTATTGAAATAGAGAATTAACCGCATGTTTTAATTATGTCGAATTCGACAGGATTAGAAATGTATGATACGGAGATAAACGATGCCCGATAGAGAACCAGACCGGCAACCGATACTTTTAAGCAGGCACGCTGTAGCTTTGATACAGATTTATGACAGAACTGATGACCTTGCTGACATCATGTTTAGCGATTACAACGTGAAGTTTCAACACGATATAAGCGTTGAAGCTGCCAAGGAGTTTATATCACAGTTGAAAGGGCGCTGGTGTTTGGGGTTCGTGAAAGCGTTACGAGACGAATGTGATGCTATTATCAATGAGGATGCCTAATGACCGACATTATCAGCACATTAGCGATATGTTTAATATTGATTTGGTTGGTGTATAGTTTTATAGGGTGGGCATTTAACACAATTTTGTATTGACATTCGCTTGTTTTTGTGTTTATGGTGTGGAAAAGGCACAAAAAATAGAAAAGGTTAAAAAATAGATGCTGTCTCAACAACTACCAGACCCTGATGTTTTCGCTGATATACTGAGCGATAGGCTTGCGCCTGGGGAACTGGTATTATATGCTGAGAGCCAGTCATTCGATCAAGTCCTTCAGACAATACCTGATAAATTTCAGCCTCTATTTACCCCATCAAGATATAAGATTTTCTACGGGGGGAGAGGCGGTGCTAAAAGCACAAGTATAGCAAAAGCGCTTATCAGCAAAGCCCGCCAGAAACCTCTAAGAATTTTATGCACAAGAGAGTTCCAGTCATCTATTGCCGACTCGGTTCATAGGTTATTATCAGATAAGATCTATGAAATGGGCATGGACAAATGGTTTAAAATTACCAATACGTCTATAACAAGCACGGCCGGCGCACAGTTTTTCTTTAAAGGGCTACGTCATTCAATTCAAGAAATTAAGTCAACAGAAGGTGTGGACATCTGCTGGGTAGAGGAAGCGCAGTCTATATCTCAAAATAGTTGGGAAATTCTGATACCGACTATCCGGAAGGAAAACTCTGAAATTTGGATATCATTTAATCCAGGTGAAGAGAGCGATCCTACATACAAACGATTTATCCTGAACACTCCGCCTGATTCCATCTGTGTCAAAGTTGGATGGGAAGATAACCCGTATTTTCCTGCGACATTAGATGCGGAACGCAGGTATATGTTAGAGGTTGATCCCGAAGCGTATGAGCATGTTTGGGGTGGTGATTGCAGGCAGATTGGAGATGCTGTAATTTTCAAGAATCGTGTAGAGGTTGGGGAGTTCCAGCCACCATCCGACACTACTCAGTTATATTTCGGTGCGGATTGGGGGTTTTCACAAGACCCTGCTGTTCTGGTTCGGTGCTGGATTAAGGACGAATATTTGTATATTGATCACGAAGCGTATGGTGTTGGTGTCGAAATAGATGACCTGCCTGCTCTGTTTGATCAAGTCCCAGGTTCACGGAAATGGCAGATTAAAGCTGATAATTCAAGACCTGAAACTATCTCTCATATGAGAAATAAAGGTTTTAATATTGTTGGTGCTCCTAAGTGGTCTGGGTCTATAGAGGACGGAATCGCAGTTATGAAGGGATTCAGAAAGATTCTTGTGCATGAGAGGTGCAAGAACACAGCGCAAGAGTTCAGGCTATACAGTTATAAGACGGATAGGTTGACGAACGAAATTTTACCGATTATTCTTGACAAACACAACCATTGCATAGATGGTTTAAGATATGGTTTAAGCGGTGTTATCCGTGTAGGTTTCTTTAATGATTGTAATTTTAAGGATTTCCCAAGTTGAAGTCTATAATATCACATATTACACATCCATATCCTGCCGAGATATTAATGGCACGTCAGGATCATGCTCATATAACAGGTCAGCCACTCGTTGAAAGGCCGTTCTGGTTTAAAAACACAGAAACAGGCCACACTTTCTATGATTTATATGCTTGCATAGGCTGGCCGTCAGAAGTTTCAGACAAGGATACAGGGGTGATGGGTTATGCAGCTATTGTTGGTATTATCAGACCAAATGAAGATATAGACCAGCGTGTTCCTGCGGATGCCCTTTTTCTGTTACTTGCCGAAGCTCAGAGCGATGATGTGCCAACCCTAATTCAGCAATGCTTGGAGATGAGGCAGAAGTATGGGTTTGGCATCCAGCCTGATTTGCTCACTGTTTGGTTTGGAGATCCCGAAAGGTTTGTAACTACACTGGCATTGAGGAACGAGTTTTTAATGAAACAAGGTGGGAGTCGTAATACAATTTTAATTGCGCCCCCTGATGATTTTTATGTTCCTATGATTTTTGATAATTATGTCAGGTCGTTGCGTTCTTGTCTGGTGTCGGGTAAAGAACGGTTCTATTTTGGTGGGAATGAAATTTTGAAAAACAGGCTCAGTGAATTTAAACGAAACGATCCCGCTGTTCTCGCTGTTGGCGGGCTTATCCACTCATTGTTAAACAGATGCATGTGGATGTCTCAGGCAGATGGGAGCACGATTTTTAGTGTTGAGGAGGCCATTTGATGAATGAATATATAATATGTTTAATACTAATATACGCAGGTGTTTTATTGAGCGTTGTTTGTTTTTTTGCAGGGGCATTTATTATGTATAGGGGGAAAACACAACCTGGAACTGGCGGAGGATTTATAAAAGATCCAAAAGGGGAGATTTTTACCATCCCTGATACAGCAGGTCTTGATTTCCCGAAAGAACCTAACAAAGACGAAGAGAATATTTTAAACAGAACGGAAAGATTTTTAAAAACAATAACAGGCGGAAACAATGTTTAATGCAAGGCATAAAGTGCCAGGGGGTTCGATAAAGGCAGATATTTCATGGTGTGTCTGTATGGCTGTTGCAGCAATATCAATCTGGATGAGAATAAGAGGCGTGGATAATGTTTGTCCTGACATTTGGCTGGCAGCGAGTTTTGTTATTTTAGGGTTAAAAGATAAAGTTTAGTTTTATAACAACAAAGTTCACCAATGCGGTTTTCAGCAATGGGTGCAACTTTTGGTTATGAGGTTTATTTATGTTTAGCAAATTTAAGGACACTCTCAAGATTTTTAAGCGCAAGTTTTCTCATTGCTTCTTTATTATTTTTATCGGAATATTGTTTAAAATTACAATATTCAGCCCATGCTTTGTCTATGGAAGCAACCTCATTATCGGGCAAGGAGTATTTGAAAGTTCTAAAGGCGATCAAATGATAGCTGACATAGTGGGAACGCAAATATTCACCGAGGTCGGAAGTATCTCCTCTGCCGGAATTAACATTGGATTCCAAAACATTAAGTTGAACAATGAAGGTATCTCTAAATTTATCAGCGGCTTTATTAAATTAGGTAATACTGTAAATACCGAGAGCGTTTTTATATCCGATCCAGCCGCCGACAAGTGCACCAATAACAGTAAATCCACCGGCAATGAGTACAAGTTCATAGGGACTAAGATTCAATTTTGGTTATCCCTCCTTATGGGTGGAATTGGCGGACTAATAATAGGGGGTAGCATTTTGCATTTAGTATTTTATTTTCGCTCAAAGTGTTTTAATCATAGGTATCGGGAATGGTAAAGACTCCACCTTTACCGAAACCTCTTTCGCATTTAGGGCAGTACCAGTCGGGAGATAAGGGAGATGGGTATGGAGCGCAACGAGGGCAATAATACAGACCATCGGCTTTATGTTTCCATACTGGAGGGTCTTGTTCCCATGTGTAGGTTTTAAAATTTATTTTAACAGTTTCAACTTCAGTTTTGGAGTTTCGATATGTGCGATAACGAAATAAAAGACCACTGGCTAACAAGAGTATTATCATTCCTGATAGACTTAATAGCACCCATCTTGCTGTGTATTTATCTATATTCAGGGAAAGTCCCGACGACAAAAGCATTATTGCTAATATTAGCAGGAGCAACTGTGCTATGCCTTTTCGTAGCTGTTTTTGAAGCGATGCATAAAAGTGGTTCATATATTTTTTCTCATAACGTAAAAATCAGCGGTGAGCGATAGCGAATCTGCTGGATTGACTTGTTAGTATTTTTAATAATTTCAATATTTTCTTTATAACAGGCGGAAATAATGTTTAATGTAAAATGTCCACAATGTAAAAGAATTTGCCATAAAACTACTGAAACATACAACCCTGACATCCGTCCTGATGGCAGCATGGTCGAGTTATTAGACCCATGGAAGACCTGGGGATGGGGAAAGTTTGGAGATAATAGGATAGGGGGAGCAACAGTTTTGGCAAGTGGGATGCAATGTCCGTTGTGCCAAGCTCCGCTTGCGCCATCCGGAAGGTTGATTGTTGTCCCATTAAACGAGGAAGAACCAGAGAAAGCTCCACCTGAAACCAATGACGATACGATTCAAAACGATTTGATAGAATGTCCTGTTTGCAAAAAAGTTTGTAAAAGTAAGCTTGGATTACACTCTCATATGCGTTCGCATGAGGCGGAATAATGATAGACACCAATTCACCCTGGACATTAGAAAATATTCCCCCCAAAGGTCATAAAGACGTTGCTGATTTTGCGTTTAATTTGTTTGAGATAGCACGGATTGAAAAAGAACGCCTTAATAAGCCGGCAGAGTTTTTGTCTAATTATGCACTATATAGGGGCAAGAGAAGCACAAGCGGAGGGTCTGCGTCAAAAAACAATACGCTTGTTAATTTGTATTTTGCCAATATAGAGCGGACAGTCAGTAATATTACAGCCCGTAATCCAGTTGGTGAAGTGGTTGATTTAGACGGGATAAAAGATGGAGCAGAAGAAACGTTTACGGTTAAACTAAAAAAATGGTGGAAAGATACCAACCAGCAGAACAAAACCCGTGCGTCTGCGAGAACGATGGAGATATACGGGATAACACCTGAAAAGCCATATTGGGATAGTGATAAGAAAAACCCTGACATAATGATTACAGACCCGTTTAGTTTTTTCCCTGCGCCTGGAGTTTGGGACGATTTATCAACAGAGCCTCCGTATATTTGCTTTGCGTACCTGGATTTCAAAGATAAGGTAGAGAAAGAATATGATGTAACAGGTGTATCACAAGAAGAAGCATATGATTTGCTTGGGACTGAAAGGGAAAAGTATAGAGCTGATTCCTATAACACTCAGCAGAAAACAGGTAATTACAGCGATCCGATGGTAAGTGTTGGAAGAACTGATAAAACAACGTCTGACAAGAAAGTTGAAAGATGTTTGTTGTTTGAAATATGGGTAAGGGATAAAAGAGAAAAGACGATTAAAGAAAAAAATACTGTTTTTGACGAAGAAGGTATTCCAATTCTTGACGAAAACAATGAGTTGCTGACCGAAGAAACAATAAGAAAAGAGCTTGTTTATCCTGATGGTGTTCGGAAAATTCTGATTAC